TCGTATTTGGGCTGCATGATTGGTTTTTGTGTCTAGCAGAAGACGGCATGCGAGCTCAGACCGAGTCTCGTGGGCACGGAGATGTGGATAAGGGACAGGTTCGGACACAGTCTCTCCTCTGGACTTTAACCGTAGCAAATATTGAGAATTCTGTTATACAAATGGACAATTCTTGGGGCGCAGATGATTAATTAGCAGGGAAAAGCTTGAAGAAATCAGGGTGGCTCATCCTTGAGCACACGGGTAGTCCTAAACGACGACTTCACCTGACATAGCAAAGTCTATGTAAGAGTCTAGAAAATAATGAATATTTAGCAAGCCGGGAAAGGAAAAAAGTCCCTTCCGAAATGAAATCCTGCAATTCGGAAGGGAGACCAAAGGGGGCATCATTACAAGGAGAATGTAAATGTAATCCATTTCTCAAAAGTAAAAAGGTGTATTAAATAAATAATGCAAAGGAACAAAAAACTGCTTTCTTCTAATGCCTGATGGGTATACGGGATGAATGATTAGCGAAGAATTTCAACAATGCTCACAACTTTATTTTGTCTGTCAGCTACATTTTAATGGCACGAGTGATTCGATATCTCCGCCATACAGATGAATCCCCCTGAGCGGAGGGGCAACCAGTCACTGCTGGACGTAGTGTTGCGGGTTTGCGGAGTGATGCAAGTCCACCGGGAGGCACCCGGCGTCTGAATGCTTGACTAAAGGAATAGGGTACACGTCGAAATGAGTGCGAAGTAATACCTACTTACTGCTAGACCCAGCCAGTTCTGTCCGAGCTGGCTTTTTTTTGAAAAAAAAGCCCTCTCAGCGAGGAGTCTCAGTTTCGTTGCTCTTTTTATTGATGTTCCCCGGAGTTGGCATTCTCCGCATCAGAGTCATGTATAGCCTGGCAGCCAGGCAGATAACAACAAGCGTAAGCGTGGGATATTAAGAAATTCCTCAGATTGTTTTCACTGGTGGATGGGCTAAAGACCTTGAAACAGTAAGCGGGTTGACCGCAGCCATAAGGCCATGCAGCAGCCATGATGCTGCCCCGAGTCGCGTAATGGCGAGCAGGTATAGCAGACCGTTGTGAGGGTAAATAAGGGGACATGCTCCGGTAAAGCAGCGCGAACGCCAGACGCGCACCGGTTATAAGCGGCGATGAAGCGACAGCAACTCAAGGGCATGAGCGTGGCCACTCCGGGTAGTGGCAGCCATTACAACGCCCACCTGCTGGTGGGCTTGATAATAGTTATAAGATTAAGCGGATGAATCAATCAGCTGATTATCTTGCGCAACTGGATTTCTTCCTGCTCGTTAAGCCTGGCATACTCGCTTATTTGTTTAATAAGTGACTCTTTGTTATTAGACATCATGGACGAAACATAGCAGCCAGTTCGCCATTCGAAAAAGCTCACCAAAAATAAGGTTGATGCTGTAGAATGCTGATAATGTATTGAGAGGTGATTGCAAATTTTTTTCGTTACCATGGAGTTAGCTTTTACTTAATGCAAATTACCGGGATTTATAATGCTTTATTGATATGAGATATATGGATACTTAACGGTTGCTAAAAGAGAATTTAGCACCACTAAAAATAGTAGGAATAATCTTACGTCGTTGTTGCTGTTGGCACAATATGGATAATAACTTTGCCTAAACAAAACAATAGCAACCGATGAAAATTCACTTTATTACAATCGCCTTGCTGGCGACGATTTCTTCGCCATCCTACGCAGCGTTTCAGGAAAGAGAATACAATACTTGGTATCAAAAAGATGCTGTACTCTACGACATTACCCAGACCTCAGAGGGATTGCCTGTCATGATAAGCATCTCTCAACCGGGGAGGGAGTCAGCTAATATGCTCGTATCCTATATGTCCGATGGTGGCTGTGGAGATGAGAAGGTGCGGCTTAATGCTAACGGGAAGGATGTGCCTGCAACTTATACTTGTGTATCAGTCGGAGCAGACAGGATTGAACACTTTGCAGTGAATGATGCAAGCAAGGTCAATGAGATGGTTAACCACCTCAAGTCAGATTTCACTTTGTTGCTTCAGAACGATATCAAAGTCTGGGCTGCTAACATAAAGACGCCTAAGTATGGTTTAGCACCAAAATTTTAAATCTCAAAATTTAACCGCCTAAGGGCGGTTTTTTATTGGAGTTTATATGGCAAAACCGGACTGGGGCCTGCGCAGAAAAAAGTGCGCACTGCGCAAAAAGAACAAAGCGCAGAAGAGCTGGTGGATGATGATGGATTAACGGCACAGCAAAGACGTTTTGTCGCAGAATACCTAAAGGATGGTAACGCCACACAAGCCGCTATCAGGGCGGGTTACAGCAAAAAATCTGCTGAACAAATCGGTTATCAACTCCTTCAGAAAACTTCAGTTGCCCAGGCTATTGCACAACAGCAGAAAGCATCCATTGCGCGCACGCTTGGCAGTGCCGATGAAGTCCTCGCGCAGATGTGGCAACTTGCCACCTTCGATGCAAACCAACTCTCACAATACCGACGAGGCGCGTGTCGTTATTGCTGGGGCTTCGGTCATCACTACCAGTGGCGGGATGCAGTTGAGTTTGAAGAGAAAAGACTCGAGGCTGTTGAGCGTGACAGGCGTGAACCCGAAGATTCCGGCGGCTATGGCTACGACCACAACCGAGAACCAAACCCAGAATGCCCGCGCTGTAATGGGGACGGCATCGGCCAGCCTTATTTCCCAGACACTCGCAAGCTCCCGGCTGTTTCCAGGCTTGCCTATTCAGGCGTGAAGGTTGGCAAGAATGGTGTCGAAATCACAGCCATCAGCCGTGAGCGAATGTTTGAAGCGGTAATGAAGCGGCTCGGCCTGGCGGATAGCGAGTTCGCTCAGCGTCTCCAGCAGATCGAAATCGACCGCCGGCTGCTGGAGGTGGAAAAACTCCGCAAAGAGCTGGCCGGTGATGGTGATGATGACGAACCGACCCCAGTTCAGATCAATATCAATGTAGTGGACGCGAGGGCGGAAGATGGGGATCAGCCCGACACTTAACATTCCTCAGGCGCGCTTCCTCGCGATGCAGCACAAATTCAAAGCCTATGTTGCCGGGTTCGGTTCCGGTAAGACGTGGGTGGGTTGTGGCGGCATCTGTAAGGGGATGTGGGAGCACCCTAAAATCAACCAAGGTTATTTCGCACCGACGTACCCGCAGATTCGTGACATCTTCTACCCGACGATTGAAGAGGTGGCCTTTGACTGGGGCTTGAACGTCAAAATCAACGAGGGGAACAAAGAGGTTCACTTCTACGAGGGGAGACGATACCGCGGGACAACCATCTGCCGTTCGATGGAAAAACCCGGCTCGATAGTCGGCTTCAAAATCGGTAACGCGATGGTGGATGAGCTGGATGTCATGGCGGCTGCTAAAGCGCAGCAGGCCTGGCGAAAAATCATCGCCCGTATGCGTTACAAGATCGACGGGTTGCGTAACGGCATCGATGTAACGACTACGCCGGAGGGCTTCAAATTCGTCTACCAGCAGTTTGTGAAGGCGGTGCGTGAAAAGCCTGAGCTTTCTGCTCTGTACGGGCTGATACAGGCCAGCACGTTCGACAACGCGAAGAACCTGCCGCCTGACTACATTCCATCGCTTCTGAGCTCATACCCTGACGAACTGATTCAGGCCTATCTGCGCGGCAAATTCACCAACCTCAACAGCGGGACCATTTACCACACGTTCAACCGTAAGCTCAATAACTGTTCTGATGAGGTTCAGGATGGGGATCCGCTGTTTATCGGCATGGACTTCAACGTTGGGAAAATGGCCGCGATTGTTCACGTAAAGCGTAACGGCCTACCGCGCGCTGTTCGTGAGTTAGTGAAGGTCTACGACACGCCGGCGATGATTAAGCGCATTCAGGAAGAGTTCTGGCGCTACGAGGATGGTCGCTACGTTAAAAGCCGGGAGATTTACATCTATCCGGATGCCTCTGGCGACTCACGCAAATCGCAGAACGCCAGCAAGACCGATATTGCCCAACTTAATGATGCTGGGTTCAGCGTCATTGTTGATGATGCCAACCCGCCGGTTAAAGACCGCATCAACTCAATGAACGCCATGTTCTGCAACGCCAACGGCGAGCGCCGTTATCTGGTGAACGTCCAGAATTGCCCGGTCTACACCGAGAGCCTCGAACAGCAAATCTGGGCGGCCAATGGCGAACCGGATAAATCAGCTGATAACGATCACCCCAATGATGCTGGTGGGTATTTCATCGTGAAGGATTACCCGATCGTGAAACCGGCATACTCAATCACCATGGACACCACTTTCTGATATGGCAAACGACGACATCACCTGGGTTCGACCAGAACACCGGGCGGCTTCTGCTGCCTGGCGGAAATACAGAGACTTTTGCAAAGGAGCTGAGGCCGTAAAAGGGGCAGGTAATAAGTATCTGCCGTATCTCGACCCAACCGATAAATCATTACGCAATAAAAAGCGTAATGAGGACTATCTGAGCCGCGCTGTGTTCTACGCCATTGCCGGCAATACGAAGATCGGCATGCTTGGAATGGCGTATCGCAAGGACCCCACGTTTAACGGTCCTGAAAAGCTGAAATACCTCTTGGACAATGCTGACGGGGCCGGTACCAGCATCTATCAGCAGTCGCAACTGGTGACCGAGAACGTGCTGGAGGTGGCACGAGAGGGGCTTTATGTTGACTACGCAGAAGCATCCGATGAGGCGATCATCCTCCGCTATCCGGCAGAGAACATTATTAACTGGCGAACAAAGCGAATTAACGGACGCGATCAGCTGGTGCTGGTGGTACTGCGCGAATGCGTAGAAGAGCCGGATGGCTACGCTTACAAGGATGAAATCCAATACCGCGAGCTGGCGCTGGAAGAAGGGCGGTTCATCTGCCGGGTATGGCGCCGGGCTGGTGGCACTGCAAGCGGAACCTACACCGTTGACAGTGAGTACCACCCCAAGCCGAAAGGAAAGGACTACTGGGACGAAATCCCTTTCACCTTTGTCGGTGCTCAGAACAACGATCCCACTATCGATGATTCACCGTTGGCTGCGCTGGTGGAGATAAACCACGGTCATTACCGAAACAGCGCTGACTATGAGGATAGCGTGTGGTTCTGTGGCCAGGTGCAGCCTTATATGACTGGGCTTGATACCAACTGGCGCGATCACCTTGAGAAGACCGGAGTGAAAATTGGTTCCCGTTCACCACTGATGCTTCCCAGAGATGGGTCGTTTGGTTATGCCCAGGCACAGCCGAACATGCTGGCTAAAGAGGCCATGGACAGCAAGCGCGATTACATGGTGCAGCTGGGCGCCCGACTGATTGAGCAGAACGCCACGGCGAAGACGGCAACCCAGGCGAGTGGTGAGCAGACATCATCAACATCGGTGCTCGGTATCTGCGTTTCAAACGTTTCTGAGGCCTATACGCTGGCGCTGGGATGGTGTGCGAAATACCTGGGCATTAAGGGAGAGTCGACGAGTTACACCATCAACCAGGAATTCATAGCGAAGGTTGCCGAGTCGGGCATGGTGACGGCAATCGTCAACGCCTGGCAGTCCGGCGCGCTGCGCGATAGCGATATGATTCGAGCACTACAGAAGCTCGATCTCATTGACCCGGCCGACAGTCCGGACGAGGTTATTGATACGCTTCGCAATCAGGCCCCAACGCTGACCGGGGGCTAATATGGCAACCGTGAACGAAAGCCTGCGGGATGAGGCTATTGCTCATTCCGTCTGGATTATCTACGCTGGACAATAAAACAAGCCATGACTGCATTATTCGTGACCTGCTGCGCTACACCCTCGATAACAAACCGGTCGGGCATAAGGTGCCTTATCTACAGGGACCCGGGAAGATTCATTTCTGCTGCCGTTCTACTGAAACCCTGATTCTCAAGTCCTGGCGCGAACTCGGCATTGATATCGATGAGATGGACGAGGGCACTCGTGCCAACATGGATGGACAGGTGCCAGCTAAAACCACGTATCTGGAATGGCTCGAGCGCCAGCCGGCACAACGCCAGGATCAGGTTCTGGGTGCCGAGCGTGGCCGTCTGTTTCGAGCCGGTGAAATCGACCTGGCTGATATGTTCACTGACAAAGGCGAATGGATCAGCCTGGAACGTCTGAAGCAGCTCTCAGGCACAGACAACTAACAATCACATCTTACTCCACGCCCTGGCATCCGCCGGGGCTTTTTTATGGGCGAGGCCCGGCAATATCCCAAGGGGAAATTATGTTAATTCGAAACATGCTCTTGAAATTTTACGCACCAGAAAGTGGCGGAGAGGGCAGCGGTGGCGTTGGTATCGAAATCACGCCAGAAATCCAGAAGCTGATTGATGAGCGCGTGACCAGCGAAGTTACAGGCCTGAAATCGAAAAACTCTGAGCTGCTGGGCACCATCAAGCAGCAAAAAGAAACCCTGTCGCGCTTCGATGGTATCGATCCTGATGCTGTACGTGGGATCCTCCAGCGTTTTTCCGACGACGAAGAGGCAAAGCTGATTGCCGCCGGGAAAATTGATGAGGTGCTGGATAAGCGCACCGAGCGTCTGCGTGCTGACGTCGATAAGCAAATCAAAGCCGCAAACGAGCGCGCGGACAAAGCCGAAGCGTTCTCCAACAAATTCCGGGACCGGGTTCTGGGCGATGCAATCCGTGCAGCAGCTTCAAAAGCAGGCGCGCTGCCGGAAGCATCCGACGATCTGATTCTGCGTGCCAAAGGCACATTCCAGCTCAACGACGAAGGCGAGGCCGTAGCAGTTGATGCAAATGGCGATGTTCTGTTCGGTAAAGACGGCAAAACTCCACTAAGCCCGCTTGAGTGGGCGGAGTCTCTTAAGGAGACGGCTCCGCATCTGTTCCCACGCGCAGAAGGCACCGGCGCGGGCGGACACAAACCAAACGGCGGTGGCAGCCTGAAACGTTCCGAAATGAGCGCCAGCGACAAAGCGGACTACATCCGCAAGCATGGCCAGCAGGCCTTCCTCAAACTTCCGAAATAAGGCGTTTCCCGAATGACGACTGTTAATACCGACCTGATTATTTATGACGACTTGGCTCAGACCGCTTTCCTTGAGCGCCGACAGGATAACCTGGCAATCTTTAATGCCTCTTCCAACGGGGCGATTCTGCTGGATAACGAGCTGATTGAAGGCGACTTCCGTAAGCGTGCCTTCTACAAGGTTGGCGGCTCTATCGAATCGCGTGACGTTAACTCCACCGAAAAAGTGACGGGTAAGAAGATTGGCGCCGGCGAAGCAGTTTCCGTCAAAGCGCCGTGGAAATACGGTCCATACGAAACGACTGAAGAAGCGTTCAAACGCCGCGGCCGCTCGGTTGACGAGTTCTCCGAAGTGATCGGCACTGATGTGGCTGACGCGACGCTGGAAGGCTACGTGAAATATGGCCTGAAGGCGCTGACGGCTGCTATTGGCGCCAACGCCGACATGGTCGTAACAGCCGACATTGAAACTGACGGTAAGAAGACCCTGACGCGCGGTCTGCGTAAGTACGGCGACAAGTTCAACCGTGTGGTGCTCTTCGTTATGCACTCCGCCACTTACTTCGACATCGTGGATGAGGCGATCGCCAACAAAATCTATGAAGAAGCGGGGGTGGTGGTTTACGGCGGGCAGCCGGGCACCCTGGGTAAACCTGTCCTGGTTACCGACACCATGGACGCTGATGCGATCCTTGGGCTGGTGGCCGGAGCGGTTACCGTCACCGAATCTCAGGCGCCGGGCTTCCGTTCCTACGATATCAACGATCAGGAAAACCTTGCGGTTGGCTATCGCGCTGAAGGCGTGGTGAACGTTGACCTGCTGGGCTACAGCTGGGATACCACTTCTTTATGGCCGCCGGCGAATCGGCGGAGCGATTATCTCAGCCGGAATCTATGTGGAAGACAAAATGTAAAAGTGTTATAACCATATTATAATTACAGATGGTTATTAACTATGAATCAAGATGCTCTCATTATTGCTAAATCTATTTTGGAACTTAAACAGGAAAGTGATGTAATAAAGGATTATTTGTTCCCCTTTTTTGTTGCATTTTTTTCAGCATTGCTGGGTGCTGGAGTAGCATATATCTTCAATAAAAGACATGAGAGATTTCGTGTGGAAAGGGAACGTTTTGATTTGGCAAATAAGCTCTTAACGGATGCTGTTTCTGGGTTGAATTGTCTTGTGTCCATAAAGTCTAACTATTTAGGCTTGACTTCCCCTGATCCTCTACACAGGGCTTTCGAAGTTCCTATTATTTTGATGAATGAAAAGCTTCTTAATGTTGATGTCTCAAAGTATTATTTCATTGGTCCAGTTCAAACCAGTAATTTTACTTTTAAACAAAAACTTGTGAGATGGGTTAATTATAAAGTTATTCATGTTAAACCTTTCCAGCCAACGACCGATGAGCTGGGGGGAAGTTGGCGCAACCTAATGAGAATTTCAGCTTTTGTAAGTAACTACAACTACATAATGACAACTTTAGAAAAAAGGAATAGGCAGGACGAGGAAATTAAGAAAGACATTCAAAAGGCTTGTGAGCTCTATGGCTATAATCCTCGCAAAGTGACTCTCGATTTCGTTTGTAAGCATATTGATGGTGCGAAAATATCTCAGCTTGTTCACTTGACAGAATTTCTTATCGCTCTTCTAGACCATGTTCTGAAAGAAATGGATTCGTTTGTTACTCAGTTTCCAGAAATAGCTGAAAGTAATATTGAAATGAAAATGATAGGCTCTAGAGCAAAGGTTGTTAGAATAATTAATGATAGGCCTGCTTATTTGGCAAGCTTGATACCTATTAGGTCTCCAGATTATGTTAGATTATCTGCTATAGTTGGTAGAGATCTCAAAGAAACAAAACTAGCTTATACTTTTTCAGATTGGTATTAATCAGTAATCTGCATCATATATTAATATTATATATATAGGCCGTCTTCGGTTGTCTTTTTTTATG